CGGCACAATCATTTTGGCAATCGGGCTTTGAAAAGACTTTTCCAACTCTTTGAGCCTTGGCGGCAACTCCATTGTGAACGTGCCGCGGCGTGCGTAATTCATAGCCTCTTCATCCAGATCCTTGGGAGGGTTTTTAAATATGTCCTCTAGCTCTTGCGATGCACGGGCTGCGGCGGTTGCCTCGTCTGCGCCTTGTTCAATTGCGTCCCGGTAGACCGACTTGGATCTGCGCAGCGCCAGGCGGTTAAAAGCTGTCTGGTAATACCAACCCTTAAAAAACTCATCCTCAGTCATTAGCCCACGGCCAGGAATTGTGATTGCCTTGCCGTAGAGATCCACGCCCTTGGCGTACCACTTGTCGGGATCGATACCAAACGCAGCTGCAGAGATATCCGGTTGATCACCGGCTTTGCGCAGCTCAAGCTTTGTCAGCGGGTCGCTGGGCATCTCGGTATTCCAAGCACGCGATGCGAGCTCCAAGCCGCGCTTAACGCCCAAGGTAGTGCTTTGCAACTCAGTTAAAAGCTCGTCAAATTCAACTTTTTCTTTGGCGCTGCCAGGCACTAACGCTTTCCATGAGCGCACGCCATCTGGCAGCACGTTGGAATACATTGCGGCTACCAGGCGCTCCGGAATCTGGTAGGCACCAAACAACATATTGCCGATAATATTTTTAGCGTGAGTAACAGGCGATGACAGCAGGCCGTTAATCCAGGTTGTTAGCCAAACATCCGTAAAAGTTGAGAGCATTGATTTTTCAATGAGCTGGTTGCGAGCTGCGGTTGTCGGCAGCGAGATGTAAGCGCGTGCCAGGTCTTGCAGCGACTCAGCGCCGCCGGTCTGATCAAGCACCTGACGGATGACGTCGATGTTGCCGTCCCGCGGAATGCGCATCACAGCGAGCGCCCGGGCGGTTTCTGTCTGCACGCCCTTCACAGCCTTTTGGATCAGGCCGTGCAAGCTGATCTGCTGGCGCAGCTGCAGCATCTGGGCTTCAGTAGCCTGGCCAGAGTTGACCAGGCCAAACAGGCGCCCGAGCTCATCAGCAGATTTCTCGAGCACCTGGAATGCGCGGTAGGTATCGACAGCTGACGGCAGCATCTTGCCCTGGTTGTCAATTAGCCCAGAAACAAACTTCTCATCCACGCCCATGTCAGCTGCTTTGGCGCGAATTTCATCAAAAGTTACTTTCTGAGTCTTAATCCCAAGCGCGTCGCCAACACCGCCAATGATGGCGCGGATGTCGTCACTTTGCATATTGGTCAGGTTAAATGCCTCTTCTGGCGGCTTGCCTTGCAGCGGGCCCATAGCAGCTCGGTTTTCAACAGCTGCTTGCACCTTGTCGACAGTGGACTGAGGCGCCTCAGGAATTACCTTAGTCGACGGTGTTACCTTGACAGCTGATGGGATCTCGCCAGCCGGTGTCTCGCCAGGCACAATCGGACGCGGCGATGCGTCAGGTTTATCTTTAATTGCGTCCACCATCTCACTAGACTTGCTGCGAATCTTGCTGCGCAGTACGCCGCCCAAAGCTGACGGAAGGCCTGCCAGAAGAGGCTTTTCTTCCATGGCCGGATTACCAGGCACGCCATCAACAGCGGGCGCCTGGTCGTCTTCTTGAAATACCGGGGGAGGGAGGTCTGCAGCTTCTGCCGGCGACATCGAGGGCGCCGGCGGTAGGATCGTGTCTAAACGCTGCTTGAGCGGTTTGATGGCCATTACTCAGCTCCCATTGCGGGAGCTTGGCCCCGCCTTACTGTTGAGGTTTTGTTTTCTCTGGCATCTTTACTGAGCCGGTCAGATACAACTCTTGAAAGCCTTTCCCGCTGCGCTCCGCTGCGATCTGGTTGCGCAGCACTTGCACCAGGGGGTCTTGCTCCCCTTTGCGTTTGATCAACCTGTCCAGCCGTTCTTGTAAGGTACTCATCGTAGTCGTTCCTAAAATAGACCTGCGTGTCATAGTATACCACCCTAGCGTCAGACACATCACCGCTTTTCAGTATATCACCAACAATATCGTCGAACAGGTCTTCTTTTTGCTGGATAATCGCGGCCCGATTTGCATCTGTAAATGCATCGTCAAACTCTGGGATGTACTGAAAACGAATGCCCGTCAGCCCAGCAGTATCGGCGCCACCGGCCATAGCTTGAACATTGACGCGATCAGATTGGCGCAGGTCTGTGACAAACGTAAACCCGTCGACGCCATACTCGTTAAGCTTGTCGGTAACCTGGCGAACAAAATCGGCGCCCTGACGTTTTTTAAAGTAAATCTCCACGCCCGGCCTGGCGTTAGGACTAGCACCGTCGCGCACAACTTTAGACATAAATACGGCGTCTTGGTCGTATTGCTTACCCATCTCAACCAGGCGGCGACGCAAAGGTTCTGGGTTGAAATTGGACTTCACCACAAACTCAGCATCTAGCGCCCGCTCGTCGGCCCTCATAAAACGGCCGTAGGTGTTGGTCAGCTTGTAACCAATGACCGAAGCATCATTTCTGACCACGTCGTCAAATTCAGCGGCCAATTCTGCTTGTTGATAATTTGACGGCCGCATACCTGGGCGCTCGGCAGAAACACCAAGGGTGAATCGGTCTGCCGGCTGCATTAGGCTGTCAAGCTCTACTTGAGCCGCGGCCTTATCCTCGGCAGATGTTTTGCCGCTGGCAATCGTTCTGCGCAGTTCTTTGACCCGGTCGGCGTTAGGCTGGCCAGCCAGGTTCATCTCGTAGTCAAGTGAGCCACCTTCGCCAGCCTTGGTGGTCCATCCCTTGCGGGTCCAACGCTCTTTTTCAACAAACCAAGCAACGGCCTGTAGATCGTCCGGGCCAACGTCACCAACGTCTGGCATGACGCCCTTAATAATTCCAGATTGATTGATCTGGTCGGCCGCGTCCCTAAACACACTTTGGCCAAACCCAAACTCCGAGCCGACCCTGGGGTTGTAAATATCAGAGCCGACCAAGTGCTTTCCTGCCACGCCTTTTTCTGCGGGCGGTGGAATGGTTGGCTGGCCAGAAAGTCTGCGCAGCATACGGGCTGCCCAAACGTCAACGGTGGCTTCATTAGTCAGGCCAATCAGGTTGCCGGTAAAGTTGGGGGTCTTTGGGGCATCACCAGCTTTCACCGCTCTGAATAGATCAAGCAGGGCGCCGGTGGCGGCAGGGCTGTTGGCATTAAATAGCTGCCCGGTCGCTTTAGTAATCAATGGGAACTCGCCCTGTTTAAACAGGGTGTTTAATGTCTTGGAATCCACCGGCTGACTAGACGCCAATCGGGCCTCATAAGCTCCTAGCTCTGCATCAAACTCACCGCGACTAAACCGTCGCAGGATCTCGATAGCGTTGTCGAAGTTCTGCTCAACACCCGTCTGGGCACTCGTAGCGCCAAGCAAGTCAGCAAAAACGTCGCCAATACCACCAAATTCGGCGCGCAGCCGGTCCCGCATTGAGCGGTACCAGTTGGCCTCAGCCAAAATGTCCAAAGCGGCCTGGTCACCAGCTGCTGCGCGATCGACAATTTGCTGCACTTCGTCGACAACACGCGAGGCCATGGTGGCTTGCCAACGGTCTTTGCTCATTTTTCCTGGCGGCGTGTGGAAGTTGTATGGAATTTTCTTGGCCTCTACTTCAAACTTGGCCCCTTTGGTTTTACCACCGGCAATTTCAATCGGCGCCCACCCTTCGTTCTTGGGGTAGTTGTCTTTTACCCGGCGGGCCTCGTCAATTGCCAAACGCTGAAATTTTTTGTCGTCGCCCGCGGCCGTTTCAATTGCTTTTTTTTCTGTTGCTGTAATTGGCACAGTTCTAGACACAGCGACTCTAGCCAACGGACCCATCTGCCCAGCCTCTTCCAGCACGCCAACAGCGGTCGCTGCCGGGTTGCCGGTAATTGCCTGCACCGCTGTGTCGCCAATCTTGGTCGCCGCTTTGTTGATGCCGCGCCCGGCAACCTTCGCAGCAGCTCCAACGGTTGGCGCATCAAAAAGCGCCAGCTTTGCGTCGGGCACCAGCTGAGTAGCCATGCCGCTTCCGCGCACCAGGCTTTCGCCACGCCCGGCTTTTTGCAACGCCTGGGGGGTGCCTATCTGCTTAACCTCTTCTTTTCCCGTTAGCGGGTCGACGCGCTTTTCTGAGCTGCCAACAAGTGGCAAAAAGTCGCGCAGGCCGAGCTCGATGCCACCAATGTTGATCTTGCCCAGCTTGTCTATTTCCATGCCAAACTGCTCAAGCGTCATGCCGGTCTGCTCAAGGATCTTTTCAATTTTGGTTTGCGGAATAGCAGAAATTGATCCCGACCCAGATTGTTTTGCGGCAGCTTGATCTTGTTTGGCAGCTGGCTCAAACAGCCCAGGAAACTCAGCCCTGGCGTAGCTATCCATAAACGACAATTCAAATTCTGAGTAAGCCATTAGTCGTCAAGCCCTTCTGCTCTTCGCACTTCGCGCTTAATCTGATCAAACTCACGCATGGTAATTGGTTTTTTTCCGCTTGGCGGTTTTAAAGTGTTGTTTCTAATTTGTTGTTCAAGCGTATCTAAACCTTGCAACGTAATGGGCGCCCCATACCGTTCCTCAAAAGGCTTTAATCTATCTTTAGCCGATTTAGCTGCTTCGGTGTTTTTCTTGTCGACAAATTCTTTTTCAAGCACCCGTAAAGCCTGAACTTCATCAAACGGCTTGCCTCCCACAGCGGCCTCGGTACGCAGCGCCTCCATGCGGTCGCGAATTTTAAAATACTGTTTTGCTTGATCACCTTTAGGATCAATTTGCACTAGGCCTTCTGGAATGCCAGCCAAGCGGCGCATACCAGCTTTCACTTCGGAGTTAACCCTAGTCGACATCCGGCGGCGCAGATCCACCAGCTGCTTACCAGACAGTCCAGCTCGAGTGCCCTGTGCCATCAGGTCGGAAGAGTTGGTAATTAGGCCGTTGTCGACCATGTCCTCAAACTTGAACAGCACATTCAGATTGCCGTCTTGATTTTCAAATAGCGATTTGGTCTGATCAAACGACAGCACGTTAAGCTGCAAAATCTGATTCTTGGCGTCGCGCTTTTGCGCCTCTGTCGACTTTGGATCGAGATAGGTTTCCCAGAGATCAAGCGCCTTGTCTTTCTTGATGCGCTCCTCTTCTCTGCGAGTGTTCTCGCTAATCGATGCGCGGTCGCTGACCACCTTCATTAGGTTGGCCATGACCTTTGCCTTGCCGTCCTGGTCGAGCGATTGGTATACGTTGGTGAGAGCTCCGGCCTGGCCAGTACGCAGCGCGTTATAGGTCGCCAACGGGTCGGCCATCATGGCTTCGTCGGTCGTAATGTGCTTGGTTAACGCGTTGACCTTTGCATCCTGCACAACCTTGGGCCACTTCTGCACATACGAAAGCGCAACATCTTGGCCGCCGATAAGCATTGCCTGGCCAATGAACCCGTCACGCAGCGCGTCTGTTAGTTGGTTGGGCGTGATTTGCGTGCCGTTTTTGTCGATCCCCCATTGCGTGCGGCCAAAGACTTCTTCAAGCTCCCTTTCGACACCTTGGAACCCGATTTCAAGCTTGATTGCGTTTTCCGCTTTTCTGCGTTTGAGCTCCGCTGACGCCGCTTTTTCAAGGACGGTGTTTCCAAGAGCTCCAAGGCTCGCTCTGAATTTAAGACTTGCTTCAGGGTCAACGGCTGTAAGAGCTCGCGAATAGCCGTCAGTAATTGTTGCCAGCCTTGCTTGAACATCTTTGGTGCCTACCTTTCCTGATTCAATGTCGGGCAACATATCGATGACCACCTTCTTGGCCTCGATCTCCGCGTGCCCGGCAATTTCGAACGCACGCGCTTTGCGGATGACGTTTTGTTGAATGTTGATAGACGGCCCGGTTGCAACCACCTTGCTGACGTCACCTTTTGCAATGGCTTGCAGCTGATCCGGTGTAAGCGCGTTGTCAGCCACATATTGATAGCCAGCCTCTTCGGCAAACTTTCGATTAAACGTGCCAAGCGTCTGGCTTAAACGGTCGAGCACCTCGGCCACGGTGCCCTCGTATTGAGCTGCAGCTTTTAGCCCAACGCGTTGCACCTGGTTGGGAGATACGGCACGCGCAGCTGAACCAGGCACCTGATTTAGCATTGCCTGGTTTGGCTCAATGAGCGGTAGATTAGCCATGGCTATTCAAACGCCTTTGCAATAGTCGGAAACGGGTTTTGGAAATTTCTAACAAATTCCATGCCGCCTTGAACCATAGTTGCACCAGAAAGCAGCCCGCCTGATTTTTCTGCAAAATCTCCCGCCAGACGCAGCTCGGCAGCCTGGCGTTGGGCAACAAAAGTTTCAAAGTTGGCGGTCTGGCGCCCGGCAATGTAGATGTTGGTTGCGTCTTCAAAACCCATTACGCGAGCCATTAGCGCATTAAGGTCTGTGATGCCCATGTCTTGAGCTGCGACCTGGGCATTGCGCACCTCAATCCCGCCGGCAGATCCCTGGCCAACAGCCACCCCGTTTGCAGCTGCTCGAGCTCGCACCGCGGCGTTGGCTGCGCGCAAACCCTGCAATATGCGGTTGCCTTGGATCTGATAGTTACGGGCCTCGATCTTAGCCTGCTCTAGGCGCCGGCCAGCTTGCAGCGATGCAATCTTAATTGACTGATCGGCGCGAATCTCTGCAATGGCCAGGGTATCAATTGCCTGAACTTCATTAAGACCGCGCTGGTAAATTCCTGCGGCTTTCTGTCGGCCAGCCCGTTCAATCTCCAGCGACAGTTGCGCGTATGGTGAATATGTTCCAACAGCTGTATTTAAAATTTGTGTGCCAGCTTTTAATATATCTACACCGCTCATACCCCCGCCATATCCGGCAGGGTTTACGGTTGTCGCTGGTGTTGCCATTCCAATGTCTGCCATGTCTATGTTCCTTGATGCACGGCCACCTTGCACTCAAGGCCAAGTAAAGTCATTTTGAGCGGCAGGGTCTGTGAAACTTCAATGGCCTGCTCTTTACTGTAGCCACGCACGCCATCTAGGCGTTTAATCCCAGTAAATACTGGAATGGCAATGTCGAGCAGCGGGTTGTCAAAATTCTGAAACGGCACCGGCTGATTGTTAATGTTTAGATGCTGAGAGTTTTCTACCACAGCGTTAACTTGCACAATCCGCTTTTTAAATCCTAAACGCGTGCCGGTTTGAAGGTTTAGATCAATAGGCATAGTTTTAGCAAAAACAGTGTAGGGTAGACCTACTTCGTAAGAGCTGGTCGAGGGTCGATCAAACGTCACCGACCCGCCACCCGATACCGTTTCGTTACCCTGCGGCACGCCGTCGGTAATCACGTTAAGCGTTTTGCCAACGTGGGGAAGGCTAGATGCAGACGCAGCTGCGCCGCCAATAAACGCACAGTCGGTGTAGAGCGTGTCTTGAAAGAGCTCTACAAAGAATCTGGTTGTGCTATTAAAAACTCGCTTAGTGACAACATAAATATCAGTCACGTCTGTCTGCACGTCTAAGAACTCGCCGTCAGTTGTGTACTCGCTAGGCGCCACTACCTGCTGGCTGCGCATAACTGAAAACACAGCCATTGAGCCGTCTGACGAATTGGTAACCATTAGCAGGTCACCCTCGTCTGTTGAGGTTGCCCGGCGCAGCGCAATCCGCTTTGGCGACTTTAAAAGATGGCCAGACAGTAACGTGATGCGAGAGGTCACATAAGTAAGCTGCGTGTCTGAAAACAAAAACTCGTTAAGCGCCTTGCCCTGACGCTGTACAAACACCGTGCCGCTTTCTAGTGATTCAACACGCGTGCCAGGTTTGGTGCCGTTTTTTGATACGTTTTTAAAAGTAATTGATAGCGGCGTAATGGGATCAGTTCCGGTCTGCGGAACAAAAAATTCGCCGCCAGTTGTAAAGACTTGCAGGTCGCGACCCGAGATCATGTCGACAATAATGTTTAGCTGGTTGGTATCCAGCGTTGCCTCAATGGCATCGTCGTCTAAAAACTCGGTTGCAAAAAAATCAAAAAACAACCCAACCTTTGACCCCCACACAGTCGAAGGCCTGCTTTTAGAGCCACCAAAGTAAAGTCGGCCCTCATGGAACGTCACCGACCTTGGCCAGCCCCTACCTGAACTCCAGACGTCCTCGTACCCCGCTTCAAGTTCCCAGCTGCTAGCGGCGATTGTAGATGTGCTAAAAAACGGGTATTCAGTCACGCCTTTTACAACTGTGCCAGAAACATACTCGACAATTTTTAGGCGGCCTTGAGGGTTTGCGTTTATGTATTGGTTAACGTGAGTTGACAAAAATACAGACGCCGAAGCTGTTAGCGTTACGTTGCCTGAAACTTTGTCAGGCGTAATTGTTGCGGCTGGATTGCTAACAGTTAGAGTAAACGCATACTTTGGAATTGCATCAAAACTAATTGTGCTAATTGTCCAGCTTGCATCATTGGCACCGCGCACCAACTTGGTAGGCGCTAGGTCTGGATGCACTAAAATCATAGTGTCAGCTGACTGCGTCCAGTTGAGATAATCCAACATTGCGCTTGTAATTGAAGTCGTTAAGTACGGGTCGGCAGAGCCGTTGATGTTTGTAATATGCACGCCATCCTTAACTACATACATTCTTTGATGCGTAAATATCAGCATATAGCTGTCGTCTACGCTAAACTCAAAATTAATTAGCCGTACACCGTTGCCTGCTGACGGCGTTGAGGTGTTTGGCAGTTCAAAAATGTGTTTAAGTCCTGGGCGCCGGCGCATACCGCCTTGGGGCTGGATTACCACATTTGTGGCTTTAGCCAAGGCGTTCTGATACTGCTGCAAGTCAATACGCGCACGCAGCAGCGGGTCAAGCTCTCCGGTAACAAAGTTAGTCTGAAAGTCGACAAAACGCGCCATCAGTACCTCACAGCAATTAAGCTAAAGTCATCAATTACCTGCGACGGCTGACCAAATGAATCCATGTTTGTAGCCTGTCTAAAGTAGCCGCCGCGGCCGTTTTCAGACGGCGCGCCAATTGCAACGCCTTGCCAGTAGCTGGCCTTGTCTTGTTGCTCGGTGATGGGGTAGGCCAGGTGCCAGGCCATCATGTATTTCAGCAGCTGCACAAAATACTGAGGCATGGCGAACTCAGCCGTTTGGTAGGGATAGTCAACGTAAATCGTGGTTTCGTTGGTCATCAGCTTGTCACCAATGATTTCCCACTCTTTGATCGGGCGAGAGTTGGCTACGCTCGAGGTGTACGCGGCCCGAGGGTTGCCCAGGCGATCGCCAGGCAGTTGATATTCGTATAGCCACTCCGTTGTCGGCGTGGTAATAAGCTGTGCAAGCTGCACCTTTTTGTAGGCGAAACTCCACGGGTACATAGACAGGGTCATGTCGCGCACGTCTGAGTAGAGTCGGTCGCAAGTATTAGATTCGTCTGTGCCGTCGTTAAAAGACGAAATTGGTTTGGCGCCCAATAAAATAAGCGCGTCTGAACAGATTGAAACTCCGGTATCGCCTGCAGCCATTTCAACCTCTTATGTAAGAAAGGGCTGACCCCTGGATCACAGTTGTCAGCCCTTGTTTGCTACCCCGACAGTTAATCGCTGTCGGTTGCTGACAGTGTTGTTCCGTCAGCCACGTCAACCACGTTTGAGCTGTTGCTCAGAACTTGGGTAAGAGTACAAACAGCAGTAGATCCCGTTGAAGTTACGCAATAAATTAAATCGCCTACCTCAAGGGTGTTTGAGAGCGTGTTGAAATAGCCCTCGGTGTTGACCGTCGCAATAGTGTCGGTCGTTTTGTAAGCGTAAATTGAAGGGGCTTGACCACGCTTAGAGGCCACTACGGTTGCCCAACCAGTTGCTGAAAATGCCATGGTTTATCTCCTATGCACCGTTTTCGTCGCAAGTGATTTCCACGATGCCTTCAGCGTCGATGGCGGTCGCGCCAGCCGAGAACATCGAGGCGACCAAGAAACTGGTCTTCTCAGGTATGTAGTTAACCTCGGTCTTGGGAGCAATGCCTTCGGCCATTCCGATTGCATCCTTGTGGAACGCGTAGACCTTGCGGTCGCCAGAGGTAATAGCTAGGCCACCCTCATCGCGGTCACCAAGGCAGTGGAACTTAAAGCCCATAAACGTATCAATTTCGCCTTGTACTAAGGCTTTGACCGTGTTGAAGTCAGAGCTAGTCACGGCAGTCTCTGCCAACAGAGATGCAAGGTTGTTGGCGTGGATGACAATGTGACGATCGCTCATTGGCACGTTTTTGGTATTTAGCTTTGATGCGGCTTCGCGCAACTTGGCCACGTTCAAGTTAGTGTTAGCGCCACCGATGCTAGAAGGAACGGTTAGGGCGGTGCCAGACGTTGACAGTGCGTCAAGAACAATTTGATCTTGGCGACGGCCAATGGCATTAGACACAACCTGAACAAGCTCACGACGCTCATCAAAGTTAACTTTAGCTTGCATAAAAATGTCGCTGTACTCAGCTGCTATAAAATCAGACAAAGTAACAGTCACTTGACCATAAGTGACGTTCAGCGGCGTAACATCAGCCTGCGGTACGCGAACTTGCGCAACGCCTTTACCAATCTTGGGAAACTTGTAGGTAGAGCCCTCAACACCGGAGCGAACGCGAATTGCAGGACGTAGAACGGCAGATGCCTGATATGCCTGCTTAACTTCCGCGTCGAACAGGGTTACAAAGGCTGTAGACAAATTGATAGCCATTTGTTGATCCTTTCGATCAAGTTAAAAAAAGCGGTTCTCGCCGTCGGTAAGCCGCGGATGCGGGCCTGTGCTTGCAGTGCGTTGCCAGCGGGTTGATCACAACCATTTAAGGGTTCCGGTTCCGGAATAAGCCTTAATTCAATTCTATTAGGGATTGACCTAAAAGCAACAGGGGGGATTGGTAATTAGAAAAAAAAGCCCGGCGGGCGCCGGGCGAAGTCCTCAAAGGAGGAGGAGGAGACAGCAATAGGTAGCTACTGTGCGAAGTGATTAGGATAACTCTGGGTAACGCGCCAGATACATCCGCGCAACCTTCTGTCTATAGGCAGCGTCTTTGACGTAGGGGTCGTTGGGATCGTTGACATTGCCGACCATTGAGAGCAGCTCTTCGTCGGTCGGGGCTCCGTCTACCGGCTGAGTTTCAATGGGAATGCGACCCTCGTACCCTTCGCGGATTTTCATTAAAGCTCGCAGGCCTCGAGCGGTTCCACCCATAATCTTGAACTCTTCAAAATCGTTTCCGTCCCAGACGCCCTTGTTAACCAGGCCGCGGGCCCAGCTAACCATGCCGTTTTTGATTGCTTCGGCGTTTGGCCCCAGCGACTTCATCTCAGCCTTGACATCGATCGCCGGCTCCTGCGGTGCCAGCTGCTGAGAGATATCTCTGACTTTGGTAATTAGGGAATCAAACGCTGCCTGGCTAATCCCGTTTTCTTTTGCCCAATCCAGCACGGTCGGCGCCAGGGGGTTGCTGTCAAGCGAACCTTCGCCAAACACCGTAGTGTCGTATTTCCCGTCTGCTGGCGCTTTGTGCTTTCCCTGGCTGACCATCTTGCGCAAATCCATCCAGCTCTTGGCAATACCCTCTAGGTCGGGTTCGTTGTTATCCTTGTCCCAGAAGTTTTCTGGCCAATATTCTGGCCGCTCGATGGGCTCGTCTTCGGGGATCGAATCGATCGCTCGGTGTTCGACCGACTTTTCTGTTGCTGCGGAATCCTGCTGGCTACTGTCCGATGCGGAAACATCGTCGAGTAGGCCAGCTGGTTCGCTGGGCTCGACTGCTTGTTGCTCTTCGCTCATTACAGGTTCCTTGCTCTAATAATGCGGGATTCAATCTCCTTGACCAGAGAACATCTCCCTTCCAAAAAATAGCCATAGGACGCCTCTGTCCCTGGCCCCCAGCAGGGCTGCTCGATGGTCTGCTCTCGCATCCACCTAAGTAGCCGTTGCCCGTCGTCTGTGCCAAACACGCGCAGGCACAGCTTGTCCATATCGTTGGCGCGAGGCGGCTCCAGCGATTGCTGGATCGCTTCCAAGTCTTCCCAACCTGCCATCTACAGCCTCCTTGTTATGCGGGAGCCGGCGCCATTGGCTGCCCGGCTGCAGCTCCCTGTTGGATTTGCATTTGTTGCATTGCGAGCATTTGCGCCTGCTCCTTGGCGGCTCTCTCCTCAATGAGCACAATGCGCTCCTCGGGCGAGTTGCGAACAGCTGCCGGCACGCCGAGCTTGTCGCCCAGGTAGTCAATAAGCTCCGTTGTCTTAACAGCCACGGTGCCCTCGGCGCCGAGAGGCGCAACCAGCTGCAGGTATTGGATGATTGCGTTGACCTCTTCCATGTTTTGCGCCATGGCCAGCGGTGCGACCGGGGCAACCTTGACTTCAAGGCCGTTGACCTGCAATGGCAGATCAATTAGACCCTTCTCGTCCATGACCTGGAGGATTCTGGCCACCAGGGGCACCATAGTCTCGTTGATCAGGCGGCCAAAGGCAGAGCCCAGGTTTTGAGCGAGCTCTTTCATGCGCTCAACCACCTCGGTTGCAGACCGGGCGCTCATGTTGTCTGGGGGCAGGGATTCGTCTAGCAAAACCCGCTTGATGTTCATGCGCAAGTCGTTAATTACGATCTGCGACACGTTGAAGTCCCCGGCGCGTGGCAGCGCACGCAGCGATTCGCCTTGAGGGCCACCATTACGCGCCACGGGAATAATCGCCCCCGGGGTAATTTTGACGGTTTGAGGGTTGAGCACGCCGTCGTCAGCCGCAGTGTAGACACCAGCCACGGCCAGGGATGCGTTTTTAAGCAGCAGCTCAAGTGTTTTGTTAAGCGTCTTGATGTCGGGCAAAGCGGTTAGTAACGGGCCGCGTCCATACACCTCGCCGGCTACCTTCATGTAGCGGCTAATGACCCAGGGCGATCCGCGCATACGGCGGTAGACAATCTCTTCTTTACTTGCCTTGTCAATGACGTGGTAGCACCAATCGCCGCGCTGTGAGTCGTACACGGTCGCCTCGAGGAGCTCAACGTCGTCCGTTGGTTTTTGCTCAATGCGTTGAGCAACCGACACCGGCAGCTCGGCATCGCGCCATTGCTGCGTAATTGACTCGCCCTTCATGCGCATTTTGCGGTAAATCTTGTCGACCTGGCCGTTGGCGCCTTCTTCATACGACACTAAAAACATTGGCACGGGTATAAAGTTGATTGGCTGCACGTCATCGCCTGGCTGCACCAGCATACAAGCGGTGCCGACAGCGAGATCCAGCAGAAACTCGCCCATTGCAATGTCAAAGTTAGACTGCTTGAGCACGGCAAACATTTTTTCGCCGTAAAGATCAAGAATTTCTTGCGCTTGGCTGCGGCGGTCATAGGGAATATCAACGCCTGGCTCGAGCCGGCACCACTTGCGCTGCGGAGGAAAGATTCCAGATTGCAGGCGGTTAGCGAACCGTTGCGTTGAGTTGATGGCGGTTGAATCAAACACCCTAGCCATCTTTTTGTTACCAACAGAGTTGCCTTCCCAATAGCCGTAAAGCTGGCGTTGGGGTAGGGCAAACTCGTAGGCGTCGCGGTAAAGATCCTCAAACAAATCTTTCTTGCGTTGCGCGACCTCGGCTCGCTTAATAATGTCTTCAACTTTAAGCCGGTTGCCTTGGTAACCTTTTTGTTTTTCGTAAATCTCAGCCATTTTTCAACCTATGTCCTGCAATCGGCACGCACGTTCCAGCGTGGAAAGGTATTCGGTTTGACACAACTACAGCTTTCAAATCGGCTAGTTTTTTTTCGCATTGCATTACTGAAATTGCTTCAAAATACGCAAATTTACAGTCGTGTTCTGTTTCACAAAAAAACAGAATGACAAGCCAAATCATTTTGGCCTTCTCATTGCAGTTTTGGCTGCTTTGCGAAACGCTGCGTCTGTGGGGGCTCCTTCAGAGCCTGGCTTACGCATTTTTTCGTTGCTGCCTTCTTCAATGCGTTTGCGTTTTGCGTGAATGTTGGCATAAAGACCGGGTTTTGTTTTTCCGTACATGGTTACGCTCCAC